CAATCTGATAAGGGACTGACACTTCCACAGCTTTGCACTGTTTTCTTCTCCAATTATAATTCTGCTATCTACGGAAAGCAAAATAACGTATGGATACTAAGCGATGCGAAAACCGGCACAGAGATATTGAATGTTAAGAACACTCCTTATTTTATTTACACATTCGCTCAGGAGGGCTACTACTCCATTTACAATTCAGTGGAGGATGCATTCGGAAATGTATATGAAGTATCTAATCCTGCTTTTGTAACCGTAGTGAATTACACAGATAAAAACCCTAATGATAAAAATCCTTTCGCTGTTAATTCATCAGATTACGGATGGCCAATACCACCAAAAAACACTGATCAGAAGCTACAAGCTTTAGAGAAAACAATGGCTCAGGATCAAATTGAAAATGCTAAAAATAATAAATTACCTTTTGTTTCAAACCTAGTTATTAAGGATAATCCTGACGCCACTTTTAATCAATAAAAATAAGTGGATAAATCGAATCCTTTTTGTTTATAAGTAATATAATATCTAATATGGAAAAACTATCAAAAATCCCAAATTCGGAAAAAAGAAAACCTAAAAATCCGATAAGATTCAAAATTGAATTAAACGAGGAACAAAAAATAGCAAAATCACTGATTTACGATAATCCTGTTGTCTTGATAAAAGGTCAAGCAGGATCTGGTAAGACTTTAGTTGCTTGCCAGGTTGCTATGGACATGTTTTTCAAAAGGGAAATAGAAAAGATCATAATAACCAGACCGACTGTAGCAAAAGAGGACATAGGTTTTTTGCCCGGCGATCTCAAGGAAAAAATGGATCCGTGGTTGGCTCCCATCTATTCAAATCTCCATCTTTTATACGATAGAGAGAAAGTTGATAAGATGCTAGCTGAGAATCAAATAGAGATAGTGCCTTTTGCCTTCATGAGAGGTAGAACATTCCCTAATTCCTTCGTTGTCGTTGACGAGTGTCAAAACATCACACACAGTCAAACCGAGATGATGCTAGGCCGCTTAGGTAAAGGTGGTAAAATGGTTTTCTGCGGGGACATAACACAATCGGATCTTAAGAATAAGAAAGAAAGCGGAATAAGCTTTTTTGCTAGATTAGAGGAGAATGTTAAGGGTGTTAAAGTGATCTCGCTTAAAACTAATCATAGACACGAAATAGTGGAACCGATCCTTAGAGTTTACGGTGACTTTAGAGATTAGTGTTTATTGATATAATTTCTCTTCGATATATAACTCTGAAAAAAGGATAAAAAAATAATAAAAAATGGCATCTGTAAGTATTACTGAAATTTTAGGTTCTGATTCGATATCGGGATCTAGAATTACCATAAATTCCAACTTTCTAATTCTTCAGAATTGGGTAAATGGATTTGAAAATGTATTTGGAATAGACACCTCTACTGGTGTAATGGATCTAACTGGAGCTTCAACGGGTAGGGTTTCTGCTTTGACTATTAGAGCAAACACTTTCTCCACCCCTGCGTCAGGCACTGCACTAGCAGCAATAGCAAGTAACGGTGCTGCTTCTTTTGTTTCGACGTCAACACAGACACTAGCAGTATCTGGAGCATCCACATTTAGTGGGGCATTGGGTATAGCTGGTAATCTAACTCAAGCAGCTGGTGTAACAGCTAGCTTTGCTGGTAACGTTGGTTATACTGGAAGATCGACTTACGGGGCTTATTCTAACGAGGTCCATGCAAACAACTGGAGCACTAATGGATCATTAGCTGGTGGAGCACCTGGATTAACTTCTGCATTTCCTGTTAGTACAACTGGTGTAGGCGGCGGTGGTATATCTACTAATGTTAACAATCCTTACATCTTCACTGGAACTGAAGATGTTATCTATGCAAACTGCGGTCCAACCGGATTTTACATGCAGGTTGTTGGGGGAAGCGGAGGCACAGCATCTAACTTGCCTTCTGGATACAGAGTTACTATCGTTAACACTGCAAGAGCAACCACACCTTTTATTGCAACTGGAGTTACTGGTGTAACACAAACTTACTATACTGGGTTTAATACTACCAGCACATATGGCTCGTATACTGGTATCACTTTCGCAGCTAATACTCCATACAGAAGTTCTGTTACACTACAATGGGAATCTAGAATTGCAGGTGACCAAACAGAACAAAAAGGTTCATGGGTTATTCTAGGTGGACAGAACGTTACAGCTGGATAAAAAAACAAAGGATAGAAGAAGATGGCAAAAACCCCTTTTATTAGGCCCCTGCAAGTTCAGGGTGGAACTTTTTATACATTTAGTTCAGCGGCAGAGGACCTTGCTTTTACATTTAATAATTCGGTCAATAAATTCAGGTTTTCCAAATTTGCACTATTGAATATTCCTGATATTAGCACCACTGCTTCTCAGGATAATACGGTTAAATTAAACGCTCCGGATAGCGCATTTATAGATTGGAGTACTGGTACATATAATCTCGTGCCTAGTGATGCTAATATTGCATTCTCTCAAAGCTTTCAATCGTACTGTTTAAATTTAGAAACGACTATAACCAGCAGCGATGAATACGACCCATCGTTAAAACAGAATGTCTCGGAGAGGGTTTTCTGGAAATGGATGAGAGAGATTGGAGCTTTGAGATTTAAAGCGGCGTCTTCTGAACAGGTGTCACCGTCTTTAGATCAAAATAGCGTTACGTTCGATTCTAATGGATTGCCAGTAACACAGAAGAGATACGTTGAGGGAGATGAGCCTACTGGGCAAACCGGAGGTTATGGATTAACAGGTCCTTATAGTAAAGTGGTTCAGTATATTGGTGGTCTTGATATTGTTAACTCTGTTAGGAATCAAGATAATGCTTATTCCGAGGTTTATGTATACGTGCCAACCTCTGACGGTAGCACTCCTACTGTTCTATTTAAGAACGTTGTTGATACCAATTACTACCCAGATTTTACTTGGACCAACAATCCTTCGGATCCTTTAGATGCCGAATATCTAACTGGAAGATCTTATTTGGATGTAAATCCTTCTGGATTGAGTACTTTAGCTATCTTTGACGAGGAAGCTTCAGGCGTACCAACTGTTTCTTATAGTGATACTTTTGATGGATCAACTTACACAGGGAACTGGTATGCACCCCTAGATACACCAAACAGTTATTTTTCTGACGATTCTTTCGTTAATCCATATAACAAGATTCTAAGCAAAACTTATGGATCAATAACAAATTGGGAATTCGTTAGATCAAACCTCGATTCAATAGGATTGGATTTCGATCCAAATTCATACAAACAAATTATCGATAATCCTAGCATTTCTACCATTGAGGAATTTAATTCCACCTCGGATGCTAACGATTTTGATTTTAATGCTGTTCTGATTTATTATGATGTATACGATCCTGCTAATGAAGCTGACGTTGCGACTAACTTGTATGGTGTTCTTTTTCTAGACGACGTTAATTCGGAATCTGGCGATTCTTTCATTCCTAGATTTAGTAAATATAGACCAAATCCAGTTACTAAACTAAACGGTAACTCTTACGGATTTAAGATCAATCTTAAATTCGATACCGATGTAGATCAGACAGGAGTAGAGCAGGCTATAAATGACTATTCGTCATTCTCGCTGTCTATGTTTATGGATGCTATGAATGTATTGCAAGATGCCTCTGGTACTATAAATGACACGGCTTCACAGTTTATCTTCTTAGAGCAGAGAGTTACTGCTATGGAGGATTTGCTTCTATCTAGCACAACTACAGCTACACTTGAAGCTAGAATAGCACAACTTGAATCTTCCTATGCTGCTAACCAATCGTTATTCACGAACACGAACGCAGTTATGCAGCTCATAGATCAAAACTATGAGATTTTGAGGTCCATTATAAATGGGCAATCCTCTATAACAGTTTCATATGATCTTGATTTAGTAAAGCAAGGGATGGGTATTAATGTCGACAGAACGATACCAAATGAGCTTTATATAAATAACGCTAACCAGGATTTCAATATAGGATCAAATTATGGTGTTGGTACTCTGACACAAACTGGTTCTAATGTGATACCGTTAGTTGAGTTTTCCAACTACTTCAAGCACGTAAACAACGGAATACCAATAACTTTAACGCAGGATCTAAACATCAGACTACAGGATACTACCGTTAGATGGAAAACAGGGCAAAGATTCAGAATAACCTTTGGTGATAGAGTCTATCCCTCTGCATTCTTTGTTAATATCTTGACTAATGCAACAGGTGAATATCCAGTTTCAAATCCAAGCGGGACTCCTTATTCAACCCTAATTATTTCATTAGATTCCGATTTCTTCTCTGGGTACGATTATATGCCAGTTCTGGAGATCGTATGTATTGATCAGAATAACTTGATATTCCAGGTTGATGCTATAGGAAAAAGTTTAACAAATAATAATATCTAATCAAAATGGCAGGCACCCAAAATTCGATAAGTTCTTTAGTGGCTCAATTTCTGAGGCTTCAAAAGAATGCCTTAGAAATTATTAATGGTTTAAATGAGGTAGCGACGTCTACGAACGAAACCGTTTCAATCGAGGTATTAGATGACAATGGGAATCCCACAACAGCGAGCATTCCTTCGTATGGATACATGAGAGCCCAAATCGAGAGGATTGATAATAATATTAAATCTTTAGCTGGAATATCTAACGGATCAACTGTTAGAAATCCCGACGGAACATATTCTCAGGTCTTCAAAGCAGAACCTTTAAAGAATCCTGCACCGATGGCCAATCTTCCTGTACCTGGAACATTCCAGACCAAGGACAATTGGTTCTTTGAAAGCTTTCTAAGTCCACTTTTATATGTGAGTATAGATGTAACAGGTAAGATCTCTGAAAATGCTGATAGAATACTTGTTAAAAGAATTATTGCTAACACAACAACTCAGGCTCAAAAGGATTTCTTTGATAATTCTTTAAAGGGTAGAAATGACGTTTCTTATGATACCTTCGTATCCGAATTAACTGCTGCGGGAATTCAATACTTCACTGACGAAAGTCTAGAGCAATTACCTCTGAGAAAACTTAGATATACTGGATCTTTTAGTGTTACCTCTTTTTACGATAGCGTTGTTTCTACAACAAGCCAAAATGGACAACTAGTTCAAACAACTGTTCGTAATTATAAACTAACAAGTTTAAAGTACACAGATACAACAACAGGGGTAAAGAATAGCAGGACACTCAATAACGGGAATAGACTAGCAACCGCAGACGGAACGATCTATTTAATCACCTCTGTTAACCTAGACGAATCCTCAGTTCAATTACAGAGGGTATCCGGTTATCAGCAGGTTTTCTTAGGAGCTGATACACTTAGCTATTTCTCAAATGACCTTGGCGACAGATTCGTTGATGTTAACATCGGAAATGATGAAAGACAAGGAGTTTTCTTTAAGACAATCGATGATAATTTCAATATAGTTTCATCTGAGTGGTCCACAGGTATCACATTCTGGAGCAGTGAATTAACCACGCTGGATTCAGCTGGTAATCTTGTTTCACTGGAACAGTTTTATTTGACACAGGTAGCGGATATCGGTAAGGTATTTCTCGATATGGCAAAGGAAAAAACAGTTCCGGCTATTCAAGGATTAACACCTAATGTGCCTACTGTTGCTGAGACAAACTTTAAAGTGGTTCAAATTAACAAGCAGGTTACTGACTCTGTTTCTGCTAAAACAGCTACAGATAAGGTTGCTGCTAAAAGTTCACTTAAGACCGAGATAGATGCATTGGATGCTTCGATTAATCAAACTAAAGTTCAGCTAAACCAAGCTAAATCACTGGGCACAGCTAAAGCTTCCTCCGGAGCAGTTAGTACGATACAAGCGAAATTAGATTCCCTTATAAACGAGAAATCAAAGAAGAGTCAGCTTTACTCGTCTGTTGTAAAGGACATCCAAACAACTACGTCGGATCTTTCACAGATTGATACGCAGCCTAAATATAGAGTAAGAGGATTCTGGGCAATACCCGATCCTGTTTTCGATCCTTTAACTGGTTCTCAGCAGGTAATAGCTTTCAAGGTAAGATACAGATATCTTTCTGATAGTGGTGCAACACAGCCAACTGAGCAAATTAAATTCGTTGATAATAACGGACAGCAAAAGACCGGAGCTTTCTCCAACTGGGTAGAATATACAACTCCAATCAGAAAGAAAGTCTATGATGAGAATAGAGGAGTTTATGTTTGGGCTCCTGAGAATGTTGATAATGCTGATGCTCAAAATATAAATCAAATTGATATTCCCATTCAAAAGGGTGAAAAAGTAGAAATACAAATCGCATCTGTGTCTGAAGCGGGATGGCCTAATAATCCTCACGTATCGATATATTCCGATCCTGTTTCTATTTCCTTCCCTAGCGACTTAGCTGTAAATGGTATAACTGATCTATTGAAGAAAAATAGCGAGGATTCAGCAGTAGTAACTGTTCAGGAGAATCTTAATGCACAGGGACTTCCTCAGCATCTTTCCGAGCAGTTTACTGAGAATGTAGTTACATATTTCCACCAGGCCTCGAGTATAGCATCTGGCTTTTTCAATTCAGCGGGTGGAACCATAAGCATATTTGATAAATTAGCGGAACTTCAACAACAGATTGCCACACTACAATCCCTTGTCTCTGTTACTGTTGGTGTTCTCGAAGTTTATTTGTTAGACGGTATTAGTTCACTTCAAGTTTCAGCTGGACAGGTAATTTCATTAAATGCGGGATACTATAATGATCTATTTGATCTAACTGTTCCTGCAAATGTAGGTAAGATATACACTAAGACCTATCTTATATCCCTTACTAACTCTCAGGCAACCCCTGTAGAACTTCAGTCTATAGTTCCTGGCGGATTTACCACTCAAGCTCCTATTTCGACTTATCCTCAGATAGATGGATATGGAACTAACCTTAGATATGGCGCGGTTCCTTTATCGGTAACAACATACGCATCTTCAGACGTAATTTCAAATACCGAAATTTATCAGGCTGCTCCTTTTGCATGTGCTCAAACATATGGACAGTACATGTATTCAAGGTACAAGAACATTGGATTGAATCAGGACCTATATCTAACAAGTTCACAGATACCAGCTTTCAATCCTTTATATGACTATTCAGGTACTACACCTAGCACTTCCTTCTTTGGTGTAACTGGTGGAATTATGCCTCTCAATGGATCTTGTTTGATACCATACGATCCGCAAAATACGCCAGTCACAGCTTCCGGCGGTACAGCTGCAGGTATCTGGTCTGGTTTATGGTCAGGCACAACACCACAGGGAGGAGGGTACGTTTCAGAATTCTGTATATCTACAACCCATCCTGCTTTGAATACTGGTGCTACAGGTGATTATGTTACCTATGTTAAGCCTAATTTCGATAATACAGTAGCAGGGTCTATTTTGTATCCTGCATTCAGACATGCAATCGGATTCTACGCTGATATAACTCTACCTGAGTATTATTCACAAACTCAATATAGAACTCCAACAGCAGCGGCAGGAGCAACTGCTGCCTCTGTTGACATATACGATTCGCAGTGGCAGGATAGAGTTGGATTTGATGCAAACGATCAGTACCTCATTGGTAAATATTCCTGTGGTGCTTATCTTTTCTTAGGTATACCACAAACAACTTATTTAGCTGTAGATGGATTTACGTCTCAGTCATCTAAGAGGATCTATCAAGGACAGAATAACTCTGTCAATATTCCGATTATATTCCAATTTAGAGCACAGGATGTTGGCGGATATATCGGAGGATATAGAAAAGCTGGTACTTTGAGTAATGTAACTTATACTAAGAAGATTGGTATAGACTTACAACAGAGAGCGATTAGTGTATTTTCTTTTGATATAGAAGTTACCGGTTCGTATAGAAACCAGACCCTTATAGCTCCTAACTTTGGCTCTCAAGTAACTCCACCAGCAAATTCTACGGTTAATATTATAAATAACGTACTACGTGGTTAAAATGGTAATTCTATTTTGGATTGAACAAATGGAATTGACAGCCTTTTTAATCGATGATAAATACTAATAACAGATTCTAATAATTATTAGTAAATGGCATTTCAAAAGTTATACGACTACAACACCTCATTCTCTTTAATGAGAACAAATCCCGTTTTATCGGGAAATGTAAAAATCACTGTTGATTCAGATGGAGGGGTTTGGCTGAATTCGATTAATGCGGATACCGCTTTAAGTACTGATACTTTTAAAAAGTATAATGTTACCGGAGAAAAAACATACGCACAGGATCTTTTTCAATTCTTTAACCCTAGCCTAATATCTAGAAGCATTGTTTTTAAGGTTGGTCAATTGACAAACGGTGAGAATCAATCCACTAATAACTATGCAGGGCAATATGATTTTTTATATTCTGCTGGTGCTCAAACACTTATAGATAAAAATTATCCGGAAGACTTCTCTTATTTTGCACCACTTTGGGTAAAGAGTGAGATACCTGATTTCTTTGTTATATTCAAAGTACCTGGACCTCTTTCCTATACATATTCACAGAATCAGACTGTTATCAATTCTGGTGTGAAGTATAAGGTGGTTAAGAATTACGATCAGGATAATTTTGTGGTCAGATACGGAGTAGACGGAAGTGGAAATCCAGTTTATTATCAAAGTGGAGATTTTTTCACTGGTCTAAACTCTCTAACATCATATAGCATTTTTTCAGGAAGCGGATCTGTTGTTATATTCGATGAACTCTATAACATTGATAATGTAGATGATGTACAGACTTATTTTACCGATAAAATATTACCAAATTCCGGCGTAATAAAAACTTTCGATCTCAGGTCTGGTACAAGAATAGGTAACTATATCAGAGGTATATTTTCGGACATTGGGGAATCGTATTCACCAGTGAACATTAATCTAGGGGATGGCGGATTTACATATTTCAATGGTATATCTGTAAATTCTGGAGTTTACACACAAGCGGGTGAATTGACCTGGGATTATTTCACAAGCTCTGATTCAACTGTACAAATCGACTTGGAAAGATTTATCACAGAAGGATTTTCTAGAAATGGAATAATTTGTCCTAGTCTTTTAAATCTTGAATTCCTTTTTGATGATTCTGAAGCAATTGACTATGATATCAATAGATATTACGGAGCTTATGTTTCTAGAAATGACACTGGTGAATTTATACTAAATGGTGAATTCCTTTATCAATTTAGAAATTCAGAGGGTAATCAAAATTATCCAATACCTAGCAGAAATGCATTCGGATATTATTACGACAATACATCATATCCGGTAGCTGCTACCGCAGGTGTTAGATTATATTATGAGGGAGCAAGTGGATTCCTTCCTGGATCAAATGACACTAATTCGACTAGCTCTTTGAAGTTATTTTATGTAACCGATAAGAACGATAACTTTTATTCACTTAAGAGAACCGATAACTGGGATAGTTCAGTAACTGCAAGTTCTCCTTATGGTTACGGCCCTTATGATCCTTCTACAGAATTCTTTAGTGCTACTGGATCTACCGGATGCACTGCAGGAACTTTTGTTTTACAGAACACATCAGTGGATCTTTTAAACTTCACAGGTATAGAGAATCAAGCTGTGAGTGCCAATGGATTTATAGCCGGTAAAAACGGAAACCCTTATTTCAACATAGAATTCCTACAACCTTGGAATATCCCAAGCAAAGATATTGTGATCAAGGTATATTGGCCACAGGGATCTAGATCGGAGGGAGCGGAGAGATTTGATATAATTAGAAGTGGTGATTTTTCTGCTACGATAGTTTGGGTAGCTGGTAGTACATATAGTAGCGGGAACGACTATTATTTTAACGCATCTGCAGGTACTACCGGTGACATAGCTAATTCTTTTTCAACTTCAGTTTATGAAGTTTCTGAATTGGTGTGGGATTCTGGTACAGTTGAATCTAGCTCTATAATTAGAGTTAAAAATGCTAACGATATAGGCAATTCCACCTATTACATATCGGTTTTCGATGACTATGACTATTTTGAATCAAAATATCAATGGATGTGGTCACCATCTAGCGCATATTCTATTGGTGACATTGTAAGATATGGCAGCCAATATTACCAGGCACTTTCAAACGTTACCGCTTCCCCTTCCTCGTCCAATCAAAATCCTGATGTTTTAGAGGGAACTACCTGGGAAAAATATTATTCATTTTCTAGCAGCGGATACCTTAATATTAAAGACGAAGACGCAGCCTCAGTTTCCGGAGTTAAGTATTTTCAAGGTGGTACAGATAAGCCTCTAGTTAGGGTATCCTTTGACGATGATATTTTAAATATTGTCAGAATAGGTAACTTCATACAAACCAAGCAGGGATTCTCCAGAATACAGGAGGTTGGTAGATATGTTGACGATCCGATATATGATACAAACACCAAACTTGTTACTGGATTTAATGACTATAGTCTATTTAGAACTGCTGTTATTGCTGACCCGTATGAACAAATAGTTCTAGGCTCTGATTCGAAGTTCAATGTATTTGAACCCTATATTTTAAAAACTGGCGTATTTACATTTTTTGATTTCAAGGATTTTGATTTCGATTTTTGGTCATCTGTATATGGTATAAATCCAAATTACGAGACGTTCCGATATTTCCAACTTTTACCCGATACGGAAGGAGAAATAGTAGCTGATATACCTTATTATGTAAAGAACGGATCCGTCTATTATAACGGCATTCTTTATAATGGAACTAACACCTTCACCGGTGTTAGCGGTGCTTCTAGTTTTACAAATAATAATACATCAACGATAATTCCTGTTGTTTATCCTCTTGAGTTTTCCAATGCTTTATATGAGACATATAGTACAGATACTGGATATGAAAAAAATCTAAACAGCTTCCAGGGGTTCATTGGTATCAGATCGATAGAGCAAACTAATTTACAGCCAAATAATGCAACAAAAGAGCAGCAATTTAATTACGGATTGCTTGCTAGCGAGTACTCTTATTTACAGGAGAATTACACAATTGAAAGAGCTAATTTATCTAGAATAGTTCCTTTCATAAATAAATGGGGATATAAAAACGGTACTGATTCTAGAGGTCACCAATATAGATTAAATCTTAGTCCTTCTTTTTCTCCAAGTAACTTTTCACCTACGTTCCAGAATTTCTATCCTGACCCTAAGTATTTGACTCACGAATGGTTCCTTCTGGAAAATGTACCAAGGGAATTTCCTGTAGAATTTATGAAGGATCAACAAAGTTATATGGCTGGACCTATAGATCTTGGTTCAGCTGTAGATACAACACCTAATTCTTCTGATTATTTGCCGTCTTACTTTACAGTAACACCTGAGGATTATCCATCTGAATATCAAGATTTGACAGATCAGACAAAGGAGCTATTTACAGAGTTTACCTACAACGAGGGTAACGGTTATTATGAAACTATCTTTAGAGGAGCAAAAGTTGTATTAAAGAAAAGATCTGATTTCAAAGCTGATATCCAAGGAAACGATGTTAATCTTTATGTCGATGGATATAGAGGATATGAGGGATATAGATATGCTTCTCTGCTAAGAGTAATCCCGGAGAATTCCACTACAATACAAACTCCCGTATCATACAGATTCATAGAAAACAACACCCAGAAGTTTATAATTATGCTGATTGATGTTGTGATGAATGACTATAAGCTACAACCATTGGGATATACCGGGGGAACTGGCGGATCACCTATAGCTGACTATACCCTCCTTTATACTCTGAGCGACAAGAACGAGCTTGCTTCATCTTTTGTTAACGGACAGCCTTTATATACTATTGCGGATACAAAACTAAGTGCAGCTTTAAATCTATCTAATGCATCAGGCAGTATTGTTAATACTTCAACAAATCCTGGAAGGATAGTGATAACACCAAATCCCAGCTACGATACAGATTTAAGAGAGGAGGTTAATCTAACGTACCCAAATAGCGCTTCAGCTTCGGGATTGAGTTATCAAGGACCAGGAAGTTTCTCCGTACCTGATATAGGAACTCAGTACCCTTGGGCAACTGGAGTTGGCGAGAGATTTTTAGAATTTGGACCAGTGGGACAAAATGGCAATTATTATTTTACCGTACCTTTCTCATTTTCAAGTCCTGTTACCGTTCCTGTCGGTGCTAGCAGTATCTATAGAAACAAGCCTGTTTTTCAAGTAGAAGGAGGACAAAATTATTTTGATTTCATAGCAAAAAGAACTTCTTTTTCTTATGTTGCTGATAAAGTAAATGCTCTTAATTCCTATGTTACCTACGAATCTTATTTTTATAACGATTCCACATCAACGTCTTCTGTAAAACCGGATGATTTTTCTATCTACTTCGAGGATCCAGCTGAACTGTATAAAATTGCAGAATCCAGACCTGTTAAAGTTTATTCGTCTACTGCTGCTAGCTTTAGACCCGGATTGATACCAGGAAGAGGTCCACAGACTGAATCTGTGAGGCAAGCTAATTCTTACGATATACAGGTTTTACCAGCAGGTGTTCCGTCTCAACTTCTTAGGCATTCTGGAAAATACGAGCCCATGTTTAGGAAGACGATATTCTTCCAGTCTGATAAGGACGATACCATACCTAACACGGGAATAAATTTATCATTTAGAAACTGTACCTTTTCTCCTCAAACACTCGATTTTGGATTAATAAGAAATCTGAATTACACAAAGGTATCGGAAAACAATATTCTACAGGCTAGCGAGAAATTACCAGCAGGTCCAAGATACCCACTCGTTGGTCAAACACCTATTGCTAGAAAAGATTTTAACGTTTTCCAGTCCTCGTGGGATGCTGGATATTACAACAAGTACACTTCGGCTACTGTGGAAACACCAGTTGCTGGTACTAGGTCCATGATTGAGCAAAAAAGCTTTCTTGGAAGTAAGATGATGAAGACTCCAAAGAATATCATTATAGATAATCAGATAGTTCTTCAGCTGAGTAATACCGCCGGGACTAGCGACGTTAGCACTATAAACACAGATGCTTTCAATTCATTAATCACCATACAGAATATAACGACCTCTAATTCGGCATCAGGTATAGGTGTACTTCTACCCTATAATACATCTATTCCTATTCAGTCACTGAATGTTAATATATTTCCTAATGTTGAGATATTCTGGCAAAAACCAAACGCCACAACTATAACAGGTGTAATTAGATTGGATAGAATGCTAAGAAGATATCTAATGAATGATGGCGTAGGAAACGTTTTCTTGGATAACATTATATCTGAATTTGGGGTAGGTGATCCTGCTTCTATACAGGATGATATACTGTCTTATCTTGAATTGAATATAGCACCTGTATATGAAGGATCTGTATTACTTGTCTATGCTAAAAAGACAGCAACGGGTACGCAGGATGCAAAATACCAGGTTAGAGGTGATATAGCTGCATCGGAAAGATTAAGAAATGGATATTTACCAGATAAGAACTTAATCCTAACTAAGGTTAATAATTTAGTTTATAATTTCACATATAAGCTGGAACCCAATTTTAATTACCAGATTATATTCAGATTTAATATAGATAAAATTTAATAGGAATGTCTAGACTAAATTTACAAACTTTTTATCCCGCAGATCCACAATCTGATTTGGTTAGCAAGCTGAACCAGAATTTTAATCAGATGTCCAATGCTATGGGCGGCACTCTAGGTGATCAAGGACCTACGGGGGAAAGAGGAACTATAGGACATGCTGGACCGGCTGGTTCAACAGGAGAAACCGGAAGAAGAGGAAGCAGATGGTTCGTACAGGTCTCTGGCCCAACCGGGCTAGATGTGAACACCGGAGATTTTTGGATGGATGCAAACGCAGATTGTTATATCTACGGAGCTACTGGGTGGAATTACATTGCCAGTCTACAAAGAGATCAGGACTTATTTAAGAATATAACTGGTGTTGTTGGACCTAGTGGTCAAAGCTATGGTGTAGCTGTGGCTTTAAATCAGGGGGATCTACAGGATTTTGCATTTGTTGTTGCAGACGATAATCCGGAGCAAGCCGGTAACTTAAATCCACAGGGTGCTAAATTCGTTGTGTCCACTAACACCGATATAGCTTCCGACTACCTCCTGGAATTCAGCAGAGCTGATTTAGATACAGCGGGATCAACTGGTGCAACGTCAGATTTCGTTAAGCATCCATTTTTCTCGTGGGGCGATAGTCTGAATTTAGATTCGATCGTTCCTTATGGGCCATATAAGATTGATTTTGGCGGCGGTGCTACAGGATATATGAGTATAACCGCATCCAATCAGATTAAGTTCGAATCCCTGGCTAGCTCCATAACTCTAGCAAATCAAAATATGACTGTTGGCGGAAACATTGTACTCAATGCACCAGGTGGTAATTTATTATCTGCAGGAACTACTAATATTCTAATCACTCAATCATACGCTGACTTTGGAAACGACTCTTCCGTGGGAATAAAATTTAATTTTAATTTTATTCCAAACGTAGCAAAGAATGATGGATACTTCAACATCACTAAAAATGCCGGTGATTCTATCTCTACGCAACCTTATTTACAGATACCGTTCCGTGTTACTAGACTTTTTGACTATGGCTCATCTCTGAATGCATCAACTGGGGTCAATTTAGCTAAGTTTTCTTCCGGACAATCTGGTACTGTTTTGGAAATTAGATCAAATGGTAAAGTTTATACGAAAAAAACTTCGGAAAAGTACTATAATAATACTAACAGTCCAGTCTTTACTTGGACTACCCCTTAAATATTTATTTTAGAATATGGCAGCTCCTCCTCAGTTAAGAAATAAAATAAATTGGTATGAAATACCATATTTTGATCTAATAGATTCTAGAACTATCTTTATAGATCCATCTTATGGCGCTGTTGGAACAGACAGCACTGCTACAGCTGGGGCTAATGGGGCTTATCTGGGCATTGGATTTAATTTGGATAATTATATTTCAATAGACGCTATACCAAAGAGCGAGGCTGTTAAGCTGAGAATAATATGTGATAGACCTATACCCAGTTCTTCTACTCCCTCACTCAGCGGTTTCTCTTTTATAGGGTTCTGGAACGGTACAACTAGGCCTCAGACGCTCAATTCTGATTATTTTATATTTGGTGCTACTACCTCTAATTTTAACATATGTTCTCAGATAGAGGTTACTGTGTTTGGATCAAATACAACTACAACAGCAAGCACACAACCAGGTGCAACTGCTTATCCCTGGGTTTTCTGGGAAGCTTATAGTTACAACGGAAAGGGCGGATGGAGTGGATATTTTGTGCTAGCCCCTTAATGATCAATATATAGATAGATGATAGACTTAAGGCTTTTAAACATACAGGAAGGAGATTCTCAAGCAGACATTGCCAATAAGCTGAATTATAATTTTAATCAGATTATAAATGCTGGGGACGGAGCGTACGGGTCAGTTGGAATACCAGGAGCAGTTGGATCTTATGGTGCAACTGGTATCACAGGTCCTGCTGGATTCCAGGGACAAAGAGGTAATTTTTGGTTTGTTCAGGAAACTGGACCAACTGCTGGTGTAACAGGAGGTGATTATTGGGTTGATTTAGCTAGTGACTGCGAGGTTTTCGAATGGATAGAATCGGATGGCACATATAGCTGGGTCAGTCAGGGATTTCTACTGTCTCAGAGTGGTGTTTTTGAAATTGCAGCTTCTACTACAGGCCTTACATCAGGCTATCCCACACAGGCCTATACGATAGCTTTACCGTCTCCCTTCGAAAAAACATTAGTACTTTCGGGAGCCTCCGGTCCTAATGTTAAAAATCCACAGCTTTCTAAGGTAATGCTAGAAACAGGAGGAACAACGGGATTTCCACTTCTAGAGTTTTCCAAATATGAATACCAAAGCAATTCCCCTTTTAATTCTCTAACACCTAAAATAAAGTGGTACACTACAAATACAGGTAGCTCCGATGCATATGGATTGAATTTTGAGGCAAGAGGTGGACTTGGATTTAATGTTGCAAACTTTAATGGCGTCTCATATAACGATGTCAGATTCACTGATGGAAGTATAGTATCTGGAATAACCGGAGCATTCTCTAGTGATCTTAACTATTATGCAGCAACTGGCGATTTTAGAATTGGTACGACGCTATCTATAAACTCGGTAAATGCTGTGTGGAATAATGTTGGATTTACCGGACCCGTTTCTTTTTCAGCGACTACTGGTGTTGATAGAATAAATTCTGGCAGAAACACTCTAATGGTTCAAAATGGGATAACCTATAATAGAACTACATCTTATACTACGGGCCAAAATCTATTAAGTGTCAAATACACTGGATCTTCTTCGTATTCTGAATACGGACCTTATTTAGCAAGTCCAAATAATTTTTATCTGGCTGATTCGGACGGTAACAATAAATTTGCTAAAAAAACTAGTGGCTATTTCCCAAATCCTAAAACTGCATCCGGTAGTAATAATACGAGTTTCTATGTCTGGACTGGAAAAATTACAGGATCACAGGACGTTTACACAGTGGGAGCAGCAATAAGTACAACATCAGATTCGGATTTAATGCGTCACCAGATTGGTGAATTTTTCCATCCTGATATATCCGGAGCTTCAGGGGGAAACCAAGCACTTGCCATATTTGTACCAAATCCAGGCAGTAATAAAACTGGATATGGGTATCTAGTTGACAATAACCAATCTATGACATTTAGAGTTAATACAACATCTAGTGGGTATGGATTTAACACTGTTATATTGGACTCAGCATTCAATAATCCCGCAGCATTTTTCAACTTCACTACTTCAACTGTGAAAAATGCCGTTTTACTGGGCGATCTTGTAACAGGCGGGGATGAGGACACATACGCGGACCAATTTGAATTTAGTATAGTTAGAACAGGGACCGAACTAAAAGTATACTTCAAAGCTTGGGGAGGGAATTTAAAAAATTACACTACCAACGACAGCGCTATTGTTTGCGGGTGTGTGTCCACAACTTCATAAAAAAATAAAATGAGATTTAGTAATAAGCAAATATTCACCGGAGACACTAAGGATCTCATAGTAGACAAGATAAACGAGAACTTTTCTCAGATTATATCTTTCTCATCTGGCCCTTATGGCAGATCTGGAGTAATAGGTCCAACAGGATATCCAGGTGGAGCTGGTCAACTTGGTGCTACTGGTGTAAGTGGACAGAGAGCATCCGAATGGACGCTTAGTGTCATTCCGCCTTCTAATGCCAATGAATATGACCAGTGGATAGATCAGGGTGTAACCGGTAATGGCAGCATCTATCAATATGATGGATCTAACTGGCAAAGTACAGGGATATCCTTAATAGAATCACAGTTCTTTAAAGTTAAAAACGATATCCCTACTTTTTCAGCCCCAACCGAATATTCGGCGATCTATTTTACAGATCCTGATCAGAATACAAAGTCATTGGTTATTTCAGACGGCGAGAACTCATCCAGCTACATAAATCCTAACTATTCAAAGCTTTTGGTGAGTACGAATGATCAGGTAACTACACCTGTTTTTTCTTTCCGCAAATCCAATAGCTCATCTACTTCTCAGCCATCTTTCTACTGGGCTCAAGCGGGGAATAATACTAGGGTAAATTTCAATAGTAATTACGATTTCAATGTATTGTCTAATAGCGGATCACTACTAATCTATCCGCAGTATTCAGGATACGCTAATATGTCTGCTCAGAGAGCACATTTTAATGCTTATAATGATATTACGATGTCATCTGTTACTTTCTCTTCTACCGGAAGTCTACAAATACAGACCAATAATTATCAGCTCACAAGCAGCCAATTAAATGCATCAATGGAAACGTATGTGTACGGAGCTGTAAACATAGAGCCTGCAGCTTCTGTAGCGAGCAGAAAAGAGGGTGTAGTTATAAGCAGGGGAGCGACTTCTAGTAATGCGATATCTAGCTTCTATACAACACAATCTCAATCGGAGATTCAGAATCCGCCTTCTTCAGTATGGAGACAGGTTTTCAGTATTGAACAATCAACTGCTATACTGGATGAGGTCGATCCGATAACAGATGTTACATACAGGGATGTTAGATCCAGAGCAGTATTTGGAGCCACTGGTGATGGCTACACCTCTTATAATATATGGACATCCGGTGTTCCAACAGGACCTACAGGACCTTTCTCATATCATGTTGTAGGTAACACCTCGATTGCAGCTCAGTCTGGAAGTTTTTATATCGCAGCTAATACCTTACCTGCAAATTTAAGATATTTCGCTGACGTTTCTTCCGTTTCTAATTTTTACACGGATACTGTAACTTTCACTTTACTCACATCGTGGCGAGGGGGGAATTTGGTTTATGTAAAAATACCAAGTACAGTAACAAATCCACAGCAACCGGAGGGCTACCCTTTATACGGCTCCTCTTATGTTAATGAATTCAGAGTATTTCTTGACTATGGTAGTTTTACAAACGCTAACCGAAAGATAGTCGGCGTAGTGTGGGATCAATTAACAAACATATCTGGAACGACACAGTCTACATATCAGCAGCAATTTGTTACTTTTGGAACACCCTGCTATTACTTTGATATAATGTATCATTATAACAATAGCAATCAGGTCATGGCTTATGTGAAAACATGCTCAGGACAAAGCTATCCTTTAAGAATAACAAACTATACATCAAAAGTTACGATTCTTTCTGGTGAACCCCCAGCAGCTCTATTAAGCTTCCCTTAATATAAAATGTGATACTTTTAAACTATAGATAAATATGATTGATTTAACAAAAGATGAAAGAGATTATGTACTTGATCTATCTAGAACCTATAAGAAATTGCATTCTGAAATAGGTGAGATAGAGAAAATGATGAAGGATTTCTCAGAAAAAACTGAGATACTCATTAAGGATTTAGAGGGAAAAAGATCAGATGAATTAAATTTTCTAGATCAGCTTTCTGAAAAATACGGAAAGGGACAAATTGACATCTTCTCTTTGAAGTGGAAAAAAATAGAAGAAAATGAAAAATCTGAAGCAAGTTATCAAGGATAACGAGGAAACAATAAAGGAAAAATCCTATTCGTTTCTTAAAAGGAATGGTTTTGCCATAGCAGCTGTTATTTTAGCTTTGCTGCTTCTTAGACAATGCAACGTAAGTGATAGAATGGAAGCTGAAGTAAAAAGAGAGCATAATAATTTATTGGCCTCACAGGATTCAGTGAGATTTATTTCCAATAAGAATGGCAACCTGGTTAATGAGAAATCTGCTTACGAACTAAAGATGTCTGAATTATCTGAGGACAATAAAGAGCTAATAGAGAAGCTAGATTTATCTAAGAAAAAAACACCAGAGGTTGTAATACAGACTGTTGTTAAATATATTGATGTTTTTAGAGACGTACCAACTAAGGTACATAAAGATCAGACAGGTCAGGAGTATGTAAGCTTTACACACAATCCAACACTGCCTGGTCAGAATTCATTGAAGATCTCTGGTAAGATTCCATATGAAATTAAGATAAATCAAGACGAGACCGACCCTAAGATTGTAAGTGCTAATTTAATTACCAACCCCGCAGAGATTAACATAGAACAGCAAATATCCATTGTGTCTGGACTTTACAGAGATCCTAAAACTAAAAGACTAATGACGAGGGTATCCACGGACTATCCTGGTATAACCTTTAGCGACATTAACTCATTCCAAATAAAAGATACCCCCGAGAATAGAAAAACTTTAATGCAGGAAAGAAAGAGATTTGGCCTTGGGTTAAATATGGGATTTGGTTATGTTGTAGGTGCAGGTGGCATTTCACCTGGTGTTTATATTGGTGCGGGATTTCACTTCTCCCCAAAATTTTTGCAAACAGACGGTTTTAAATAATAATTGATTAAAGTGGCTTATAGTACAACATCTAAATTCGTTCAGCTTACACCATACCTACTAATGGAGTGGATGTATGCGGATCAACCAAATCCTGAGACGTATCCAGTAAACACAGGCACTGTAACGGTGGGATACAATAAGATGGTGAATGGATACATTACAGCCATTGTAAATAACTCGTCTATAGTTCCAACTAACCAGATCTATAACCTGGATTCTAATTATCCAGTGACACACAACACTGGTGAGAATAGCGTTGTACAGATCTCGACCAACTCCTTTGTTACATTAGATCCCGGATTGATCATACCATTCAACGATTTCTCTGATGAGCTAACTCCAACTAACGAATTGGAAATTACGTTTCCTGGTAACATAGAGGTTGTCTATGATTCTATAAGATACCATATAGTTGCCGGCTATAACCTATCTAATATAGATGGTGTTATCTTAAGTGTAAAATATCAGGACGTCAATCAAACATTTGTGACATTCTCACAAGCACTTATACAGAAGGGGACTCAGCAATCTTATACTCTTAACCCTAGTCCACTTAAGATAGGGGCTAATATCTATGATAGATATCTCGAGGTGAAAGTTCCTAGTTTGGTTGATATGAACAATAAATATCAGGCGGCTGCTTCCTCTTTCAAAAGCCAAACACTTGCAGCTCTAACCAGTCAAAGTGGAAGGGGATACGTATACGCTTCTCCCATTAGGATAGAGGTTTGGAGTGTAGTTAGCAAATCTGATTATCTAGGATACGAGAGATACGATTCTGAATTAATTTCCGCTCTCTCACTAGAGAGTGAGGATCCTTTTTCTAATATAGGAGCTGTTATTAAGGAATCTACTTCGGGACAATTTTTTGAATATTTTGCAACAGACAATGAGGGATTTGTAGAGGATTTTATACTTTTCCAAAATTCAATAGGAAATAATTACTACATCAATCACCAAATAGAAACACTAGAACAAATTGGTGTTGCGATTATTACTACAAATACTTTCCAGACAATACAGACAACGGGGTATGACGTTCCTAATTTCTATCGACCTATAGTTAGAAATTCTGCGGTGGCTGCAAGCTTCACCCTCAGATACACAATGTCTCTCGTAAACACTGTTGATAATTCACGTGTGGTTAGAATTGGAACATATACGTCGAATAATCCGGGTCAATGGGGTCCAAATATTTCCCCAATACAGCTAAATACTTTTCCGCAGGTTATGAAGATCTATAACAAGGTCTATAATCAAGCGGCACTTAATATTCCTGGACAATCAAATCCAACTCCAACAGAGGTAGTTAGAACGAATAATCTTTTTATTAACTACAGCAACATATCAACTACAAACATCCCTCTTATTATCCGTGATGGATCTATACAGAACGATACGTCTGCTGCACCAAACATTGCGCAGCCTTCTGGTAGATTGGTTGTAGATGTAACACCATTTGACAACTACTATAAGTTCAAGATGTATAAGAGCGGATCCGATGGTGCTCCTGTTGAGATAGATCTAGGTGACACTAGTAATTATAAGATGGTGTTTATAGATAACACCGGAAAGAAACTGTACGTTGCTTCTTTACAGGACAAAAATCTAGCTAACCCATCTAAGGGTGAGGTAGCTTTCAGAATGGACGATTCTATATCTGGCACCATACTTCAGCTGAGGGATCGAAGATTCTTCATAACTCAAGGTGGTGATCGGGTTAGTAGTGTAACCAGCGTACAGTCAAATCCTAATGTGAACGTTACAGTTACTAGAAATACATAATAAATTTAGAAATGGCATCATCAAGAAATCAGAACGGAATCCCCGCTAGAAGACAATCTCAGTATTCTGTTGTTGGCGGAAGGTCAACTCCACAGGTGGTTTCTACACGTCCTGATGCTTCTAGCAATCTGCCAATATCCGTTGTGTATTGGGGTTACTGGAAGCCAACAGGAACAACTTATACTATTCCCGGTTCTGCTATCGTAAGTGAATCGACACAGATCGGAGTGACAGCAGCAACAGGACCTGCAGCAGCACAGAGGGAAACCACTGTGTCTAGTCCTCAGGAATTACTACAGCAAGCAACTTCAGCGGGATCGTTCCTTTATAGCATAGGACCGCAAGCTGGCTTAACCGGCACAAGTGAAAATAACCTCACGAAGACACAAACAAAAGCAGCAGCAGCTGCTTTCACAAACGCTGAGCTTGTTCAAGGTGTATCAGGTATAGTTAGCGCTTTTAAGTCCACTGGATGGACTGATGCTGCTATAATAACATATTTTCTAACCCCCGGGAATCTTGGGTATAAGCAATTCCCAGGATTGACCACTGCTTTGTTTATTCAGGCTGCGGGGACTATAATTAATGTTAGTTCTCTTTTAACTCAAAAAAATAAATAAGGATAGATGATTCTTAATTCCAAAGGTAGTAATTTTTACTTCGTCTTTCCGAAAGGATTTTTTCCGGAGAGTGTAACTAATAAATACCTTCCTTATTTAAGGAAGCAACCCATTCCGTACGATACTATTGCACAAATGATGAATAGTACGATACAATCCATAACCTTTCCGGAGCTACAGTCTGGTACCGTGGAGCAGACAAGATATCTTGGTAAGAAGCAAAGATATAAGGGATCCGTTCCAATACAGGATTTATTTACACAGGATTTCACTGTTTCGTTCAAACTCCTCGATGGCTATATTAACTATTTAGTTATGATGGACACATTGCTTTGGTTTCTTGATTTTAAAAATCCAATACAGTATGACTATGATCTGAGTATCAGATTGATGGATAATAGTGGTAATATAATATCTACCGTGGGTTTCAAGAATACTATTCTTACAGCCATCTCTAACCTCACATTAGGCTATACACAAAACTCTCCGGAGGTCCAAACTTTTACACTTAACTTCTCCTGTAACTTCATTGAGATACATCTGGAAGCCAAAGAGGGAGTTTGATATATACATAAAGAAATTTAAACAAGATGAAGAAATTTTCAACAGTTAAGGAATTAAACGAAATGGAGTTTGCACAACCCCTTATAAACTCCAAAGAAAACATGATGGATCTGCTTGTAGCAGCTTCTGGAAATGATCAAAGAGTTTTGATTGACATTGTAAATTGTCTAACAGAGGATCAAATGAAGAAGTGCTACAATAAGCTCATTAAGGTTTATGGATACACTGGCGCAGCTGGACAAAGAGTTGAGTTGAAGTCAAGAGCCTAATTTATGATTCTAGTAGGAATAGACTTTTCCTTAAACTCACCTGCTTTTTGTGTGTTAGCCGATGGTAAGTACCATTGGGGATCAATCACTAGGTCTGACAGAGACCGTGATTCCCTTTTGAAGAACGCAAAGAAGCCTTATGCTGTTCTATCAGCTAGTTCCGATTTCAGAATAGAGTTCCTAGATAGAAAACCTATTCCTGATGAATATTCGGAAAGGGAAAGAATAAAGATCGACTATTTCCTGGATGTTGTTCTGACTTTATGGAATGGCATCTGTGACATAATAGACAATAAAGGGGAAGAGGTTAAGATAGCTATGGAGGGACTTAGTTTTTCCTCTAATGGTAATGCATTGATCGATATATCAATGGCTACAGCGCTATTAAGAGAAAGAATATGCAGCCACATAGGAAGCGATAATTTCTACGTTTTCTCTCCTACGTCTATAAAAAAATTCGCTTTAAAGGGTAATGCTAAGAAGGATGAATTATATGATGCTTTGAGTACTAGAGAAAAAGACGGAACAAACTTGGATAATTTTTGTAGAATACTAGCAGATAACAAATCTGAATGGGTTACAGGAGCGAAAGCTGTGAATAAGCCGGTTGATGATTTAGTAGATGCAACTTGGATTTTATTATACTTAAGAGAAATATTAGAAGGTAAAAATGAGAAAAATTTGGAGAAAACTAAGAGCAAAAAAAAGAAACTGGCTAAAGCCTGATCAGCAGCGTTCTGCAGCTGTATCTAAAATCAATAGCGACTTATTAAATTTGGGAAACCCATCTAGAATGGGCCAAATTATTACTGTCCTTTGCAAAAGCCACGAAACAAAAGTAAGTAATTAAACTTAAATAAAAAAAACAATTAAAAATTATGAGTAACTTGAATGACATTTTCAATCTTGATGGCGACATGTTCGTAACCAAGACAAAATCTGGAGAATCTAAGGATTTGGAATTTTACAAGCCGTACCCCGAGGATGGTAAGGACGGTGTGTATAAAGCACTTATTCGCTTCGTACCAAATCCTGCAGATCCTAAGAAATCTAAGGTCCATAAATACTATGTGTATTTGAACGACCCACAAAGCGGAGACGGCTTTTCTGTAGACTGCCCATCTACAGTTGGTAAGAAGTCTATTTTAAAAGACATCTTCTGGAAGCTTAAGAACTCTCACTCTGCTGCAGATCAGGAGTTGGCTAAGAAATTCTCTAGAAAGGAAGACTATTATTCCTTAGTACAAGTAGTACAGGATAAGAATAGACCTGAATTAGAGGGTAAAATAATGATCTGGAAATTTGGTAAGAAGATCAATGATATGGTAGAGGCACAATTAAAACCAGAGTATGGTGACCCATGCAACCCATATGACCTATTCGACGGTAAACTTTTCGGGGTTAGCGTTAGAAAAGTTGGAGAATGGAACAACTACGATCTTTGTCAATTTGTAGGCGAAAGAGGACCAATCACCATCGATGGTAACAAGATGGAGAAAACACAAGAGGGAATGAACAGTGTTCTTGAGTATTTGAAAACCGGTCCTCAGAATCTTGGATCTTTTGAATATAAGGAGTGGGACGATAATTTAACCGAAAAAGTAATGGGCATCATCAGAAGCACAGTACCAGACGGAAGACTTATCAATGAAATCGTTAGCGGTGTATCCAATGCATCTTCTAATGCTTCATCAGGACCAGCTAAAGCACCTTTTAAAGAGGACAAAGCTACTAGCGAATCTTCCGACTTCTATGCTGAGGTAACAACAAACTCAGCTTCTATGAAGCCAAATTCAGATTTCTTAAAATCTGAGACACCTAAGAGTTCAGGTGGATCTTCTTCACTAGAAGATTTATACGCAGATCTATAAGATTTAAAATAATAGCAACCGGGGAGCTTGAGTTCTCCGGTTGTTTTTTGTCCAATGGAACCTAGTAAAATAGAATCACTCGTCAGGGAAGTCCTCAGTAGGGAATTCCCAGGATCCCCTAGTAAACAGAGGATATACCCTTCGGGAAACCGTCTTAATTTCTCGTGCCCATATTGCGGAGACTCTAATGACGCCAGAAAGAAGAGAGGTAACTTCTATATGGACACTCAGGCCTATAAATGCTATAATGGGGGATGTGGAGTTTTTAAATCCTCATTATCCTTCTTTAATGAATTTGGTGTTTATGGAAAATTATCCAGAGACGAGGTTTCTGAGATTAAGAAGATACTAGATGAAAATAGGGATAAGAGAAGACCGATAATAGGCTCTACCGATATCTCCATGTTCTTCGAAGATGACATCAACAAGTTCATTATACCGAGGTCACAATTTATGGAAAGCTTGGGTTTAAAGGATGTATCTGGCCAACCTATAGAAAGATATCTAAGAAAGAGATACCAGTCTGTAGATAATAGATTTGCATGGGATCCTAAGAAGGAAAAACTATTCCTTTTCAATCTTAACAAGGAAGACAAAATAATTGGACTTCAGTTGAGAAATATGAATTCCATAAAGGGATCATCCAAGTATCTGACTTATAAACTAAGTGGAATATGGGAAAAACTTCTATTCTGTAAGGACAATGAATTCTTGGATGGCTGCCGAAAAATAGATCCTATCTCATCTGTTTTTAATGTCGCTACAATTGACTTCGGAGAGGATATAACAATATTCGAAGGACCGATGGATTCATGGCTTTGGAAAAATTCAGTCGGACTTTGCTCGGTTGAAAATAGATTTCCGTTTGATGTCGAGAATATTAGGTTTTGGTATGATTGGGATAAGGCTGGACTTAATAAATCTATAGAGTTACTCACATCTGGATTTAAGGTGTTTAACTGGGGAAAATTTTTGGAAGATCACACTATAACAAAGAATAGAAAATGGGATTTGAATGATCTTGTTATCCATCTGAGAAAGACTGGTAAGAAGATCAGAAGATTCGAAAATTACTTTACTGACGATGTATTGGACTTGGGATACTTTATCGATGGGTGACACAAAGGAGATCCAGAGTAAAATGGAAGAATGGGAAAATAGAATTGACGATGACTCACATCCTAAGTTTAAATTCCCTTTGGAAATTAAGGATTCTTCTCTTGATTCATTAAACACAGATATGAAAGAACCTGATATGAAAAAACCTCAGGATAAAAAGAAAACCGTGGTTATTAAAACCATAGAAAATAAAAATAAGAAAAGCAAAAAAAGTTTATTCTAATGGAAAAAGTGGAAAAGCAAGAAGACTATAAGCAAATGTTTGATAGAGAAAGGGAAGAGTGGAGAGAGAAAATACAAGCTCTAGCTCTTAATCTAAAAGACATAAGAACAGTTGCAAAAGCGCAGGTCGATCTTTTTGGATATAGACAAATGCTTCTAGAATACAGCTTTAAATTAGCTGGCATAGTCTCTAAGCTTAATGCTAAGTACAGGGAGAGTAAATCTGCTAAGCTAAAAGAATACTCTGAGAAGACCGATGTTAGATACGGGTCTAACGAGAAGACTGTGCTAATTGAGGGGGATTTAACAGCTCTAGTTGAGAAAATAGAACTTGTTGAAGGGCATAGAAAATTCATGGATCAGACTGTACAGACGGTAGACCATATGCTATATGGGATAAAGAGCCGGATCTCTTTAGAGGAATATCTTAGAGGAACAACAGTTAAATAATCATGCTTAAATTTATAGTATCTGACGATCATCAATGGCTTGTTTTAACGCAGTCTCCTGACGAGGTTGAGAAGAAACAGATTGAGATATCGATGACTAAGAAAATACACAATCACTTTTTCCATCCTTTGGTCAAGAAAAAAATATGGGACGGTAATGTCTGTTTCATAGAAAAGAAAGGACCATTCTGGAGGGTTCCTATAGGATTGTGGAGAGAATTAATGCAGATAGGTGAGGAGTATAAAATAGAGATAGAGATAGACGGGCTAGCAAATATCATCAACCAGAAATTGACATTAGAAGAATTTACGGAGTGGTCTAATGAATTTTTTGATGATGCAGATAAAAAGCCCAGAGATTACCAGATAGAAACTGCATGGAAGATTATAAAATATAGATATTCTGTTTCAGAGGTAGCTACTTCCTCAGGAAAGACTCTTATATCCTTTATGATATTCGCTTATTTGAAAAGCCAGGGCCTCATTAGGAAGTATATGATGATAGCACCTAATACTAACCTTGTCATACAGGCAAGCGAGGATTTTGATGACTATGGCCTACAGAAACTTGGGGTTAAAATACAACAGATTGGAGCAGGCAATAAATTAAGACCGGGATGTGATCTGATAATAGGTACATTCCAGTCCCTAGTGAAACAGGAAGCTGAATTTTTTGAGGAAGTTGATGCTGTATTCGTGGACGAAGCACACCATACCAATTCAATGTCCATTAAGAAGATAGTAGCAAAATGCATGCATTCCCAATGGAGATATGGACTTACCGGTACTTTAACAAAAAGAGGAACAGCGGACTATTTAACCATACAGCAGTTTCTTGGTCCATTGGTTGTTGAGATACCACCTAGCTTCCTTTTTGAAAATAATTACGCAACCCCGATATCAATAAAGGTTGTTATTCTAGATTGGCTCGAGCAGGAATATAAGGACAAGCTATCCGAATTGAAGCTAAATCACGGTAATATAGAGGGAACAGAGATTTACAACGTTGAGAGGAGGATGGTTGTTGAATCCAAGAAGAGGATCAACTATATTGTTGACTTTATATCGAAAATTTCCAAGAATTCGCTAGTACTGTTTCAGTCTGTGAAGGACGAATATGGCAAACAAATATTCAATCTAATAAGAGATAAGAATAACGATAAGGAAGTTTTTTATGTTGATGGTGACACCGACGAGAATTTAAGGGAAGAGTATAAATCAAGAATGAGCTTCGGCGAGAATAGAATCTTGATAGCAACATATGGAACATTTGCGACGGGAATTTCTATTAACAACCTGCACAATATCTTTCTTGTTGAATCGTACAAGAGCGAGGTTTTAATCAAGCAAAGCTTGGGAAGGGGAATGAGAAAAATGGAGGGAAAGGATAAAGTTAATGTGATAGACTTTGTTGATGATTTCAGTAGTCCCAAATATCAGAATTATCTAATGAAGCACAGTCTTGTTAGAATCGAGATCTATAAAAGGGAAGGATTTTCTTATAAAGTATTCAAGGTTAAGCTTTAGCGCTAATTTTTGATATATAGAATAAAAATTTCTTATGGGAATCAAGAATTTCGATCAATTTATAACAGAGGATAGAAGATACTATAGCTCAGATCGTGGATATGGACCTTTAAAGGGAAAACTTTCCGTTTTCAAAGACAGAGAAAGATCTAGCAATATTGGAAACTGGTTAGAGGATATAAAGGGAAGGGTTAAGAGCGATATGGATCTTAGAAAGGATAGACCAGGAAAAACTAAAAATCTAGGGGATCCTTTGAGAGTTTTAGGTTCAATATCTGGTTTTCTTCTTAATTTAGGAGCTGGAGTTAGTGATGCTCTTTTCGGTGACACTAAAAAAGGGGAAGGCTATAAAAAGAGAAGCAAAGAGGATTTAGACAGATGGGAAAGAAAAACATTTAGTGGAGATCAAAAAAAAGTTACAGATAAGGATGCTGCTAGTTTTTACATGAATGGTGTGGAAAGAGGCAAGAAAATTTTCGGTAAAGACTTCGATCCAGACAAGCCAAAGACCGAGGAAGAGAAAAGATATGCTGAGGATCTATACGATGCAACATCGAGATATTACGGTAGAATAAATCAAAAGAGATAATGAGATTAAAAAATTTCGTTGAGTTTAAGAATGTATCTGAAGGCGGGAAGGCTATTAAAAGCGCTAGACCAATCAGGCAGGACGAAGCTATGAAAACTATAGAAAATATAAAGGAGGTTTTATTACCTCTTTTAGATCTTGATTCCTATAAAGAGGGAAAGGATTATATTTTTATAGGATCGACGGGGAAAAAGAAAAATCCAGAGGACACGTCCGGTGATATAGATCTTGGATTTAATGGAAATTATTTTGCTACCAAGCATGGCATATCATTTAAAGGGTGCTCAAAGACTCTTATGGATATGCTAAGTCCCGAACTACCTAAAGTTCTTGGATTTGAGCCCGAAATGAATAATCTATCTGGACTGAATATACTTAGTGTAGCTTGGCCTATAGCTGGCGATGCAAATAACGGGTTTGTTCAATTAGATCTTATGCCTCTTCAAAATATGGAATGGGCGAAGTTTATCTATTATTCCCCTGATTATAGAACGGACGAAAGCCAGTGGAAATCTGCTCATAGGAATTGGCTTTTGAGTGCAGCTCTTGTTGCAAGGAGGGAGATATTGGCTAATGATGAGCAAGGTGAGGTTTTAGATTACAGAACACCTGCTTTGATCCTGCCTAGTGGTTTATACCTTCAAACTAAAAGCTTTAGAGGTAAATTAAAGCCGAGATTAAAAAATGCACAGAAGATTCAGGGAACGGAGGAATTCATAACAGACGATCCTCAGGAATTTATAAATTATGCTCTTGGACCAGGGTACAGTGAGAATGACGTCAAAACGTTCGAAAAAGTTTTATCTATAATGACTTCTCCGAATTTCAAATATAAAGAATTTCTCCCCCAGATAAAGGAGAAGTTTATACAATTACTAAATAGAACAGATTTACCAGTTCCACCTGAGACAGAAAAATTAGGTTGAAACAAAAGTAAATTTTAAGTTAAAATTAAAAAGCGAATTTATGTCGAGTATTTCCCATCTACAGGATCTTTACCACAAAAAAGGGAACGAGTTTATCAACAATCTCTTTAGCTCCTTCGTGACAGTGAACGAAAAGATGGACGGTTCTGCGTTCACATTTGAACGCGATATCGATAATGGTAAGTTTAAGTTTTATAAAAGGGATCAAAGAAATCCCATCACGATGGTTGACAGAACCATTATGAAGTACTACGAGAAACCCATACAGTACATAGAGTCACTTCCGCCCCATATAATACAATTGATACCAAGGGGATGGAGATTTGGATTGGAATATTTCTCTTCACCGCAGCCACTTGAGATTGCTTACGATAGAATGCCGAATAATAATCTCATTCTTTCATACGTCCATAAATTGGATAACGGTAGAGCAAAGTCAACTATACAGAGTAAAGAGGATCTAGATAAATGGGCTGATTTACTGGGAGTGGAAAAACCTCCTATTATTTTTCAGGGAAAATTAACAGATGGTCAAAAAAGAAGTATTCTTGAGTTTATAAACACCCCATTCTCTGATCTTATAGAGGAATTTAGAACAAAGAGCTTTGTAGCTTACATAGTTGGTGTTTTGAACCCTAAATTGGAAAAGACAGCATTGAATAATGATCTAGAAAAGGCAATCGAAGGTATAGTATTTAGATTTGGTTCTGATGAGGACGGTGAAGAACCGGTTTTAGCAAAAATGGTAGATCCGCTTTTCACCGAGTTGGCAAAGAGTAAATACGTTCAGAAGAAAGAAACAAAGCCTAGCGATTTCCTAGTTATAACTGTTCTAGATGTTATGAACTTCATACTAGAAAAGGGGGTTGGTAGTTTTGATTTTAAAGGGAAGACCGAAGACGAAAGATATCTTTCCTTCATCTCCGATGTGTTTGTTAAGTTCTTAGATGAGTATAAGGAGAAGTACAGCGAAACTGATTTCGAGGAACCTGAATATTTAAAGAAGGACGAGTTTAGAGTCAATAAGAAAATGGTTCCAAATAGAGCTGCTCTTGCCTATATAGAAGAAGATGATGCTTTCGAATCCCTATATAAATTGATTGTTAACCAGTTTAGAAAAATAAAAAAGAGAGCTGGTGGAATAATAAACCAGGATTTTATAGATCAGTTCAATTCAGTCGTGAAGGAGATAGAAGAAGCTATTTCCGAAAAGGAGACTAAGAAAATAAACGAATCTGAGATACCTTCTTTTAATGATTTTAAATCTAAATTTAGAAAGAAAGTGGAGTATGTCACCGAGGAATCAGATAACGAGTCTGAAGAACCCCAACCATACGGCGAAACTTTCTCGCAATTCATATCAGATCTTGAGCATATAGACACAAAGGAAGTTAAAAATGTAGCTCCGCTAGAAGAGGATTCTAATAAAGATGAATTAAAGCCAATTAATATTATCGTTGGCAGATTCCAACCTTTCCATAAAGGTCACTTAGCAATGGCGAAAGAGCTAAAAGAGGAAAATGATTTGCCATCTATAGCTATTGTAGTCTACCCTGGCCACAATAAATCTGGCAAATCCCCATTCGACGAGAATGTTATAAAGACTTACATGGAGTCTGTTGTTAGGGAATACCCGGATTTGCTGAGTGGATTTCTAATTGTCAATAAAGGTCTTTTAGGTATTATAGCTGGGGAGGTTAGAAATATAGGCTATAGAATAGAGTTAATAGGAGCGGGTGAAGATAGAGTTGATGACTATAACAAGCAAGTAGATTACCTGGTTAAAGCGGGCAAGGAATTTCCAACCACTACAAAGATTTTTAAAACTAAAAGAATAGCTAGCTCAAGTGAGGTAAGAGATAAACTCAAGAATGAGGATTTCACAGCATTTAAGAAGTTAGTACCACCTTGCGTCGCTTCATTATACGCAACCCTTGTTTCTGGGGTACATAACGGATTAAAACAAAGTTCTAAAAAGTAACTGAATGCAGGTTTCAAAAGGAAAACCTAAAAAATCAGAAACGCCGGAGGATATAGTTGCTTTAGAAATAGAGCAATGTAAATCTATTCTTGGTTCCATGTCCGATAGATTGGAGAAATTTGATTTATCCGGTGTAGACGAAGCCGGGCTCAGAAAGCTGAAAAAACTAATAAAGAATATAAAAAGCTCTTCCTCTCTTGTAGATATTATACACGATAATAATAAGAGATCTAGCCAGATTATAGAAACACTATATAAAGTATTCTTTAGCAGGTCTAACGAGGATTCGCGTATTATGTTCAGAAAGGGATACGTTGAGGATTTCTACATTAATCTAGATCCTGCTACCTTAGATACCATAGAGAAAAGATTCATTAAAAAACAGCCAATCAAGGGGTCTATAAGTTTCTCCGATGCTGTAAAGAACGGTACAACTGATATAGGATGGATTGATAGTTTTAATGGAATCTCTAGAAAAGACCTGAAGGAGATTTATACTATAGATGCCTACTTTCCAAGCGGTAAAAGAAGAAGAGGTAAGGGTGAAACTCTTTCTTGTCTTTCTTTTGGTGGCTTTATCAACAATGAGAGGGGAGCGGATGTTTTTATAGACGGCAATCGTGTTGAAGTAAAGTCTACTATAAGCGCATCTATTACCAGCGAGGATAATCTGGTATCCCCTAAGATTAAGCAGTTTATAGATCTGTCATATAGGATAAGTGGCAAATCAAAAAAGAAGGAGAAAACATACGGTAAGAGATCCCTGAATCTTCTCATAGCTAAGATAAAATCTAGTCAAGTAAAGGCAAACGAGTTCTGGAAGAGATTTCACCAGATAGTTGGATTTAGGACCGACCGTGATCCGGATAAGATAGTTCCAATATTAATATGTCATCAGATAGAGCATTACTCTAAGCCAGAGAACTTTAACACGATGATAATCTATAGTGAGAATACAGGGGGATTTCCAGATGCCCTTTCCGTTCTAGTGAAGAATGAATCATTTGTAAACGATCGAAACATAGAGATACTTAACGACTTGAATATATACTTCAGGGTTTATCCCAATAAGGTAGAAATATTTTTATAAAATGGCTTCAATTAAAAAATTTAATGAATTCTTAGAATCTGTTTTCGAGTCCGATGGATTTGGAACAAAACCCTTTCTTTTAAGGAAAGAAAAGGACATCTTTAACTATCTCTTCTACATAGACACAGGAGAGGAAGGAAAACAAGATGCCTTTAGACTTATGATTGGTAAATACTCAAGCCATCAGGTTATAGATCAGCCTAAGAACTCATATTGCGTGCTTAGCGTTAATAAGCTATCATCCGAACAACTAGAGGATATATCGGTAACCAAAGCTGATTTGCCACCTACGACATCCTCAGAGTTTAAAATGTCGGAAAGCGAGGTATCTAGACTATTCGAAACCATTTCTAAATGTATTTTGGATTATCTGGAGTATAATGCTAAAGTATCTAAGATTTACGACGAGATACAGGATAATCTAGTTTTCTCCGGTGAAGGCACCTATATGGAATTTATGAAATCTATAATTATTTCATATTTAGGCGAAGATTGGAGTGTACAGGAGGGAGTTGATAAAAATTCAATTTTAATCTCCAGATAATTGAAACTTTTTTAAGTAATTTTCATATAAACTAATAAATAAATTAAAAACAATGGAAAAATTCGAACAAATCAAAGCTCTTCTTGAAGGAGTACAAGGCGACATTGAAAAATTCTACAGCAAGGGGAATTCAAGCGCAGGAACAAGAGTTAGACAAGCCATGCAAGAGCTTAAGAAATTAGCTCAGGATTTGAGAGTGGATGTTCAAGATAAAAAGAACGCTGCTTAATCTCTAGGACAAATTATTAAAAATGGGATCTTTAGGGTCCCATTTTTATTTAAAGTGAATATATAAACTATCTAAAACAAATTAAAATGAGTTACTACTTAGCAAAAGTAAATTTTGAAACCGGTGAAGTTAGCAGAAAGGGTGAGCCGGTTGTTAGAAAATCTGAATTTTTAGTAGCAGCAGAATCCGTTATTGAAGCGGAGACTAAAGTTGCTGAATATATGAAAGGCACTATGATGTCTTTTGAGACTGTGCAGATCGCAAAGACAAGGATCGAAGCAGTCGTAAATTAAAAAGAAGAATTGATTTAATTAAATGGCTGAAACATCTTTTTATGCACCCCCGCAATCACCTATTGCAATACAACCTGGTGACAAGGGATTCGAGACTGTTGGAAAGGGATACAATAGATTCCTCTGGACTTTTTCAGATTGGAAAAAGAAAAAGAAGAAGATAATAAATCCGGATACAAACTGGACCTTGTCTTCTAAACCAATCACTCAGAAGGAGTGGGAAAAGAAAAAGAAGGACTTATATTTATAAGCCTTTCCTTTTTGATATATAGTCTACATCAAAGAAAAAATATTTAATTATGCCTTCACAAAGTTCAGCACAACAGAGGCTTTTCGGACAAGCCTATGGTATCAAGACAGGAGAGCTTAAGCCATCAGATCTAAATCCAAAGTACAAATCTGAAATTCTAGCACTATCTAAAAAGATGACCAAGAAACAGTTGGACGATTTCGCATCTACCAAGACCAAGAAGCTTCCTCATTATGTAAAAGAGGACGAAGTTAACGAGAAAGGTGGATTAGCAGTTGGTGGTAAAACAACTGTTGTTCCTCTTGTTAATGTTACAGGTGCGGAAGAATATTCGCCAAGTGGTCCTGGTCCAATAGTTCCTTTTCTAAATACAGACGTTCAGAAGAAAAAGAAAGGTAAAAAGAATTTACAGAATCTAAAAGATTATAGAGACTGGGTAAATGAAAATAAGGATCTATAAACACATAAAGGAAAATAACAATAAACAAAGTGAAAAACGTACTTTCTTTTTCAGATTACGATCCAGCGGATGAATACAAATCCGAATTAAGGAGGGAGCTAAACCTTAATTCTGCTAGAAGAAGCCCTGCTTACAAGGAGCTTCTTCGTATGGGATTTGAGGAGATAACATCAGATCAACAGGAACTTAATAACACCTTGAAGTTTATTAGAACTAGAAGACATGCTAAGGACAAGGGTCACGATTTTCCTTTCTATACTATACATCCATCTGGGACTGTTAGAAGATACAATCCTCCGAAGTCAGCTGAGCAACCAGAGGGAAGCGGAAACGACATTAAAAATTTCCCAAAGCCTTTCATAAGAGGAAGGGATTATATAAAAGCTATTAAGTATCTAATAGGCTATCTAGAGAGAAAAGAAGAGAAAGGTGATTATAAATAAATAGAGCGCAGCTGAACATCTTCCAAAATAATATGTTTGGTGGTTCTCAAGTGAGAATGATAAAGATAAAGAATAATTATGTGCGATTGCGGTGCTCCGGATACTAACTACAGGGACTATAGAATAGGTCCAAAGAAGGAAAGCAAGATTCTAAATAAATGGATTCTGGATAATCACGGGAGAAAGCTTCTAATAAACTCACCAATCTACGATACATATAATGATATCATAGGATATGTTACCAAGGACGAAACGGGAAACATAATAAGGATATTCGAAGGAAATATAAAAAACATACTAAATTAAAATGTACTATCCAACAGGTAAAACAACAGAAGGCAGAGAATTGATCTGCATGAAAAAGAACGCTGATCTTGTTAATGAAAAATTAGGATCTTGCGATGAAGCTTGCATTATGGAATGCACAGACAATTGGCTGAATGAAAGCAACTCATGCGTTGCCTGTAATCAATTGAACGAATATCTAAACGAGTGTGGTTACTCTATGCAAGTAAACGAGGATGGTGGAATGGCAGCTCCTCTAGCATCTTTAGGTGCTACCCCAGGCATGGGAAATCCTGCTACACCGCAGAACGGTGGAACTAATGCTGGATTCTATAATCCTAGCTTATCTGGATCTGGTGATAAGTTTGACAGCCTAACTGTTGGAACACCTGCTGCCAATAAAAGAAAGAAGAGCCTAGTTAAGAAGTTTAGAGAATTTGTCAAACTTAAAGAGTCTAATAAGAGATAATTTGTAATTTTTGACATATAAATAAAACGAAAAGGAGACATTATGTCTCCTTTTTTCTTGCGGCAATCTTTTTGAAACATGGTTCTAAAAATTACAAAAATGAAAGATTTTAAACCTATATCATTAAAGATTGAAAAAACAAGGGTGAAACATCCTCAGAGATCCGGCTCTATAAATCCGGAACTAAAAATAAAAGTTTTAAAAATAAAAAAGTAAAAAAAACTATGGGAAAAGTAATTGGAATTGACTTGGGCACAACAAACTCTTGTGTTTCGGTCATAGAAGCAGATCAGCCAGTTGTTATTGTTAATGCAGAGGGAAAGAGAACAACTCCAAGCGTTATCGGATTCAACGATGGTGAAATTAAAATCGGGGATCCAGCCAGAAGACAAGCTGTGACAAACCCTACGAACACATTGTACTCTGTTAAGAGATTCATTGGATCTAACTTTGACGATGTGAAGAAAGAGGCTAAGAAAATGCCTTATGTGGTTAAAAAGGGCAGCGATAATAGAGTTATCGTGGAAGCTAATGGAAGAGATTATATCCCACAGGAGATCGCAGCTATGGTTCTTCAGAATCTTAAAAGAGTTGCAGAGGATTACCTCGGAAGCGAAGTAACAGAAGCGGTTATCACTGTGCCTGCTTATTTTAATGACGCACAGAGGCAAGCAACAAAAGAGGCAGGTGAGATTGCTGGTCTTAATGTATTGAGAATTATCAACGAGCCAACGGCTGCAGCACTAGCTTATGGACTTGATAAAATGGACAAAGATCAAAAGGTAGCGGTATATGACCTCGGCGGTGGTACATTTGACGTATCCATCTTGGAAATAGGATCTGGCGTATTTGAAGTTCTTTCAACTAACGGTGACACACATCTTGGTGGTGACAACTTCGATGAGAAGATCATTGATTGGATTGTGGAAGAGTTCAAGTCGCAAACTGGAATAGATGCCTCTAAGGACCCAATGGCTTATCAACGTATTAGAGAAGCTGCTGAGAAGGCTAAAATCGAATTATCAAATTCATCAGAAACAGAAATTAACCTACCTTATCTAAGCGCTCTTTCAGATGGGCCTAAGCACTTTGTAGGTAAACTTTCGAGAGCTAAATTTGAGCAAATGATTGATGATTTAATTCAGAAGACACTTGCTCCCTGTAGAAAAGCTATCAAAGATTCCAAACTTAAAGTTTCTGAAATAGATGAGATTCTATTGGTTGGTGGATCAACAAGAATTCCTAAGGTTCAAGAGGAAGTAGAAAAGCTATTTGGTAAAAAGCCAAATAAGAGCGTAAATCCCGATGAGGTTGTTGCTATTGGAGCGGCAGTTCAGGGAGCAGTTTTAAAAGGAGACATCACGGACGTTCTTTTGCTTGATGTTACACCGCTTTCTTTAGGTATTGAAACAATGGGAGGTGTATTCACCAAATTGATTGAAGCTAACTCAACTATCCCTATTAGAAAAAGCGAGTCATTCTCTACTGCCGTTGATAACCAGGCAAATGTGGAAATCCATGTTTTACAGGGTGAAAGACCAATGGCTTCAGATAACAAGACTCTAGGAAGATTCATGCTAACTGATGTTCCGCCTGCTCCAAGAGGGATTCCTCAGATTGAAGTTACCTTTGATATTGATGCTAACGGTATCATTAGCGTTTCTGCTAAGGATAAAGGAACAGGTAAAGAGCAGAACATCAAGATTGAATCTGGTAACAAGCTGTCAGATGATGAAATCAAGAAGATGAAGGATGACGCTTTATCTAATGAGAAAGCAGACAAGGAAAGACTTAAGTTATCCCAGGCTAAAAATGAGTTGGATGGCTTAATTTTCCAAGCTGAAAAAATGATTAAAGATTTTGAAGAAAAGACATCTGAGGAGGAAAGAGCTAAGATTAATTCTATGATCGAGTCCGCTAAGGAGACCGTAAAAGGTGAGGATGCTGAAAAGATGGAATCTAGCACCAAGGATCTAGTCGAGGCACTCCAAGAAATCTCCACTAAAGTTTATGCTCAAGAGCAAGCTAACTCCGGCGAAGCTGGTGAAACAACTAGCTCAACAAGCACAGAAGCTGAAGAGGTTGAATTTGAGGAGGTTAAGGGATAACCCAATATTATCCTAGAAAAAGCCGGGTAACCGGCTTTTTTTGTGCGGATATGTTTTTTATATTTGTCACATGGCTAGAGAAATATTAATACAGGAAGAGTATCTGGACAATCCGTGGAGAATGATGGTCTGCTGTATATGTCTAAACCAAACAAACAATAAACAGGTTAGACCGATATTAGAATCCCTATTTTCCATAATACCTGATCAGGTATCTGCTATTTCCTGTGAGAAGGAAAGAATTTCAGAATGTCTAAAGTCTACTGGATTCCAAAACGTAAAAGCGGATAGAATAAAAAAGATGAGTCAAAAGTGGATAGAAGGGTTCGAGAATCCTTCAGAGTTACCAGGGATAGGTAAATACGGTCAGGACTCCTGGGATATCTTCATAAATGGAAATACGGAAAGAGAAACCTCTGATAAAAAATTAATAACCTATCTGTCCTTTTTTAGAGGATAAAGCCAGAGTCAATCTGTTTAAAAGACCATCCATTCTCTCAAAAAATTCTCCCTCGTATTGCATTTCTAGATTTGCTTCGTAATAGGGAATTCCTTTGTTTATATAGAAAGCTTCTACAAGTTCATCTGGACAATTTATACCAGAGTATCTACATTGATAGACTAGCGGCATGATTGAATTTATCGGATCCCAGTTTGAATCCCCGATCTCTATAGGGTCACTTGAGTAATCGTTTGCTCCATCGTCCCCGTGAATGTAAAAAGCTGCGGTTTTTCCTTCTAGGTGATTCTTTAGGAGATTATCATATTCTCCTGATAATTCAGTCGGTCCGGTGATCTTGGAATTTTTGATATTACCCTCGCCCATTATTTCTATGGCTTCTTCCCTGGTTAGCGTTAGATTAGCGCAAACCAATCTATCAAACATTGCTTTAACCTGGGTAGAAACCGAATACCAGTTTATAGGACTAACCACAAGGAAAGCGTCACATTCTTCCAGTTTATCATAAATCTCCGCTTCGTACATCAGGTCCTTTTTTTCCATGTCTTTTCCGTAACATGTACATTTCCAATGACAATGAAATCCACCCGAAGTAGAAACGCATCCTTTACATGGACTTATCGTTACATCCCCGATTGATAGGTCTATTACCTCTATATCGTAAACACTAGACCAGTAC